ATCCATGTAGCCATAACTGTTTTATGCCAATCTTTCATGTCTTCCATATACTTATCAGCATCTTCTTGTGTTTCATTAGCAATTGCTTCAGAATCAGATGTTATTGATCCACCATCCTCACGTTGAATATAAGAAGTACCATTTCTATAATTATTAAAATCAGAATCAGAAATTTCTATAACAGTAGTTCTTTCTGCGTCCACTAAACTCTCTGCTGTAGACCAATCTGAAGTAGAAACAATTCCAATACAATTTGAATCTGTACCAGATGAAAATTTTGAAAAAAGTGCTTTTGCCATATTACGCTCCTGTATTTTCTAGAATGAATATTGCGCCAGATTGACCAGAATTACCACCACTCATACTACCGCCTGGCATTGAAGTTCCACCAGTTCCACCAGAACCATAAGAATTTCCTGTCAAATAACTTCTTAAGTTGTTTGACATATCCATTTTAGCACCTGGAGCTGAACCTGTACTGCCTGCTGGTCCACCTTGGTTATTAGTATGGGATCCTGCACCAGTTCCTCCATTAGATGTACCAATGTTTGTTAGTGTAGATCCATTTCCTGCGTTCCCCGCATTTCCATGTCCTGGGTTAGGGTTTCCGTTACCTTTATTTCCTCCAGATCCAAGAGTGTATGCATAAGATACAGGGTGAGTTATTGGGCCACCGAAGAAACCAAATCCTCCTCCTCCTCCAGTTCCGCCACCACAACATTGTGAGCCTCCTGCTCCTCCGCCACCGCCACCCCATAGAAGGGCTGCAACGTAAGATGCGTTTGAGCTTGATGTATAAGTTCCGTTACCTGTTGCAAAAGTTAATGGTTCAAATCCGCCACCACCTGCAGAACCAGATGAAGCAGCAGTTAATCTTCCTTGAGCATCAACTGTAATTGATGCAGAAGTGTAAGATCCTGCAGATACAGTCGTGTTATCAAGTTTGTCTGCATCAACGGCATCGTCTGCGATCATATCTGTAGCAATTTGAACTTCTCCAATCGTTCCAGCAGTAGCAGCGCCTAAAACTCTGTTATCAGCAGATGTGTCTTGCATTTTTGCATAAGTTACATTGTCATCTAAAATTTTATCTGTAGTTACAGCATCGTCTTCAATTTGTGCAGGTCCAACAGCTCCACCTAAAGTATCAAGAGATACTTCTACAAGGTTTGTTCCATCAGAATATGCAGCATAAATTTTTGCTGCGTCTGGAGTAAATCCAGTTCCTGATGCAGTTTTAATTGTTAAGTTTGTAGGGTTAGTTAAACCACTACAATCAAAAATATAAAATTTTTCAATACTGTCTGGTATAGTACATATTGTGCTTGCTGCAATAGAAGCAGTTGCAAATTTGATTACCAGGTTACGAGCATTGGATAATGTTCCATCTGTCATAGCAAGAGCAACAGTTCCACCACTTGAAAGTGTTACTGCTTCATATCCTGCAATTGCTTGTTGTAAAAGATTTAAATTTGTATTTGTTTTATCACCCCATGTACCAGCGTTTTCGCCAGTCGCCATAAGTTCTAGTTTTATATCACTTGAATAAGTTGATGCCATAAAATTAATTCTCCTTAATAGTTGTATTTTACCTTAATCAGGCTGCCAAATCAACATCGTGCCAAATATTAAGAACTCCTATGTCAATTTCAGACCATGCTGTAATATTAACCTCTCCCGTAGATACTGTCAATGATATGCCCGTAAGGGTGACGTTTGCATCAGAAGCGGTTCCTTCCTCCCCTATTGAAGCAGTCATGGATATACCACTAACTCCCACTATTTGTGCAGGGATTTCAGTAACAGTTCCAACAGACGATGTTAAAGATTGTCCAGTTACAGGTTCTACTGTGCTTTGCTCAAGTGACGTAGTTCCTTGAGATATTGTAGCTTGTGAACCTGTTACAGGAACCACAAGGAATAGACCTGCTTCTCCATCACCCATAGAGGATGTTAAAGATTGTCCAGTTACTGATTCATTTGTAGTTTGAATTAAATTAATTGAACCTAATGACGATGTCATTGTGTGTTCAGCTACAGTTAGTGATATATCAGCATCTGCTTGTACTGAGTAAACTCCAAACGTAGAAGTCATACCTAAACCAGATACAGTAACATTTGCATCAGCAGTTACAGCTTCGCTACCTATCGATGAAGTTAATTCTAAACCTCCAGAATTTATTGCTGAATAATTAACTCCCCATCCTAAGTTACCATAAGCATCTCTACCCCAACCTTCACCAATTAAATATGTTGGATCGATTGTACTTTGACCCGCAGTCATGGTAGCTGTAGAACCGGTAGTATGAACTCCTATATTAATTACTTCAGTTCCTATTTGAGATGTCATTGAAACACCTGTTACAGCTTGTGTATGCGATGTTCCGCCTAAAGCTGTTCCTATGGAAGGAGTAATTGATATTCCGCTTGGCGAAGCTGTTGCTTGTGCTGCAACGGTCGTTCCAGTTCCCGCAGTTATGGTTGCGCTTGCTCCAGTAACAGGAACAGTAGGAGCATTCAATTCACCCCATTGGTTTTGACCCCAACTATCTCCGCCCCAACCAACTTCTATAATACCTTCGGCTGTTACACTTCCTATTGAAGTGGTCATCGATTGTCCAACAATCATAGCATCTGGTGCTGGATCAGCATTTCCAATGCTTGATGTTAAGGTTTGTCCTGTTAGTGTTAAAGTTTGATTGATTGTAACAGAATTTGATCCGATTGATGTAGTCGAACTAATTCCTGAAACAGAAAATGATACATCGATTACTGGTGTTACACTTGCAACAGTTAATGTTGCTTGTTGCCCAGTTACAATATTACCTACTTGTCCCCATTCACTAAAGCTCCAGGTGTTTGCGCCCCACCCGTTGTTTACAAGTTCAACAGAGGCTTGCCCTGTTGACATTGTAGCTACTTGGCCAGTAACAGGTTCTATTGTATTTAATTCTATTGAATGTGTGCCAAGACTTGAGGATGCGCTTAAACCAGTGACTTCTACTGTGAAATCATTTTGTGCGGACCAATTTCCATCCGACCATTTAAGTGCTCCCCAAGTGTTTGACATAAAAACATTCTACTCCTTATGCTATTCTAAGTATAGCCGCCGAAGTTGTGAAAGCAGGGAACTGAATTGTAAAAGTTCCAGAAGTTGCAGTTTTATCACCACCAAAATCTAAAACAGCTACGGCTTCAGTTGTGTTACTTCCGCCATCAGTAGTTGTATTGTAAATTAATGCTCCTCTTGCAGTCAATGTTACACCTTGAAATGATAAGTCAGCAAAATCAGTAATTGCTACTGAAGATGAAACTTTACATCCTGCGTTTACTAAAGCTTTTCCACCTGCAGAATATCCTGACGGTGAAGTTACTTCGTTTCCTGTTGCGTAGTTTGCAGTAGATTTACCCAAACTAGATGAGTTAGTGTACATTGCTAATTTAAATGTATCACCATTTGGAGCTGCATCGAAATCATGCTCTCCACCCATCAATTGCTTCTTAAACGAATCGCAAATTGCATTTGTTGTTATTGCCATATTGGCCTCCTTTATAATTAATTAATTGTTTGGAGACGGTGATGGTATTTTAACTCTTGGAACACCTTCATCATACTCCGCACGTCTTCTTCTGCCCATTTGTTGTAAGGCAAAATTTTGTATCTCTTCATTATACTTGGTAGAATATAGATTGTATAGATTGTCGGGTCCTTTTAAAAACCTAAAAGCTTCAGCTAAGACACCATGTAATAACATGGATTCTTGATATTTTGCTAAGAAGGTTTGTAAAGATGAGGAAAAATGAGGTGGGTCAATTATATAATTAATTTGTATAGTGTCTGCTGCACTTGGTATTGGTGCACATAGTATAGTGAAATCGTCCCAATTAGCCCAATATTTAGGAGTTCCTGTTGTTCCTTCGTTGTTATATTCAGATATAAAACTAGTATCTCTTTTTTCTAAGAAAGTTCTATCACCACCAGATGCTATATGCTGTACAGATCTTATAATCATACAATCTGCAGGCATAGATACATATCTATTATCCTTAGTAAAATTAGAAGTTGAATACTTTCTTAAGTCATCATAATCAACTTTACCAGCTATGTCTAACTCAACGTTTCTAATAAAATCTTCTATTATTGCATCAGTTAATACTGTAGAAGTTACCTCTGTATAATTTCTTACTTCTGTTAAAAAATTTGAATGTGTTATTGCCATTATGTAATACTCACTGTTACTTTTCCTATTGTTGGAATAAGTTCTCTTCTTCTATTTTGTAAGGAAGGATTTTCTGGAATCATACTATAAAGTGTTTCAGTAACTCCATCTCTTGTAATCTTAAATTCTTGTGTTTTAAATGCAAAGTCTCCAGGTAAATCTAAATTTGCAATACAAACAGTTATTCCACCCGAAGCTACAATAGACGCATCGTTAGGAGCAAACGTTGGATTTAATGAAGACATGACCTGCGGTTGTTGGTATTTTTGAACTCTTGGGTTCTGTAATGCAATTGCATCTGCGGTTACTCTTTTTCTACGTATTTGTGGTTGCTTTGGTTCAAACTCAGAATAATGAACTAATGCACCAGTCCATTCTTTAACCATTTCTTCATATGGAAAAGCCATTCCTGATCTATCAGAAATTGCTAATGATTGTTTTCCTGTTGCAAATTTTCCCATAATTAAACTCCACTCGGATAAAATGATTGAGGCGTTACAAAAGTTGAAGCTCTTTGACCATCTTCTTCAAGTGCTCTTTTCAATTCATCTTCATAAATTAATTTATTTTGTTGTACAAGTTCTGGTTTAATTTTCATGGCAAGATAATAAGCTAAACCTGCAGTCATGCATGGTAAAAATCTATATGCTACATCTGCAGTGTTTGTATATTTACCTGAATCTTCAATTCTTTTAATTACATAATATTTTATATAAGTGTAATTATTTAAATCTGGAGTTTGATATAAATAAATTACTGGTGTTGTTTGTCTAGAAACATAATACTGTGAAGGTGATCCTTTAGAATATTTATTTGGTATTGCAGCGTAAGTTGAACGATCAATTTTTGTAAGAGATAAATCTTCCGTTTCTGTAGAATTAGATGAAGCTGCTGACGTAGAAATAAAAGCCTCTAAGATATCACTAACATCAGTTGCTACTGTGTAAGCAGCTTGTCCTTCCACTAATTGTGATTCGTCTAATTCAACTTTCCAAAGATGAATGCCTCTGTTACCCCATTCAGCAAAAAGCAAATTTAAACTTGTTCTTGCAGATTTAAGATCATATCCTGAGTTAGTTCTAACCCCACATCTTTGATAACCTTCTTGAATAATATCATCAATACTAAGATTAAATGATGTAGATCCTGATGTTGCCATATTAATTTACCTTCTTAATACCTTTTAAAAATTCTCCGTAATAATTTTCATAACTTTTGTTGGAGACGTATTTTCCATCAATTTCTGATTTAATATGACTACCTATATACTTTTCTTGATTTTTAGTGCTTGGAGCTTGTGATGTAGTCTCACTAAAAGCTGCTCTTCCCATTGCTGCCTTAAATTTAATCCTGTGTTTGATAGCCATGTTTCTCCTTTTTGCGATTATACAATTTCTTCGATTGTATCACTTTCTGTTTATAAGTTCTAGACCTTAGATTTTTCGCTATAGGGTTATACGAGGTCTGTGGCTTTACCGATAACTGGTTTATATTTGGTTTTTTCTTCATTTTTATATGCATGCAGAAAAGAAGCACGTCTCTCTTCGGGTACAAAACTACAATGGATCCACCCGCTGTTTGGTTCGCCAGGAGTGTAGAACTCAAGAATTAGCTGGTCAAATGGAAGATTTTTATAAATCCAATCAGCTAGTTCAGCATTATCTGTGCCCATACATTCGAAATCCGCCGCCTCAGCTTTTGTATGCTGACTATTGACTGAGCTGCCGATGGCAAAACACAACTCTTCGCTACGAAATCCGCTGGTAATCTTAATTCTACCAAAATGGTCTCGTACTGGCTGTAAAATATTTTCACAAAGTTCTTTTAATTTTTCTATCTGACCTGCGTTTGGATTATTGTTGATACCCTTACGAATCGCTGTGTCCGATTTGATTAATTCCTGTAAACTAAAGTTACGACTTAAATTCATATCATTCTCCTATCATGTTTGCGTAAGCGTTTAAACTTAACGCATATTTTGGAACATTATTAGTGTTTCGGTTTGTATAATGATTTAAAAAACCACTAAAAATTGCAAACGTTCCTGGTTCTGGTTTAATTTCTTCACCAATATCAGGAAAAAATAATTTTTGATCACTACTATTTAAATATATAACTCCTCCAAATACTGAAGGAAAATGTTTATGTAATCTAGTATAAGCTCCTTTTGGCTCACATAAACCCCATACTTCTTTAATTTTATAAATTGTTCCTGAAAATAAGTCTTTTTGATCTATGTAGTCTTGAACTGGAAAAAAAGGAGTCCAAAATTTTTCATCTTGTGTAAAAAAATGCCAATTTGTCATTCCACCAATAACATTTGTTTTACCATTAAGATTATCGTCTCCTTTTATTTGTTCATCTATTTTTTCAATAAAATAATTTGTGTCTATATCTATCTTTCCAGTAAACAAAACATAATCCATGGAAATTTTTCTTTGAACTATTTTA